AAGAAATCGGGTTGAGAATGTTGTTTCCATTCGTGCCATAAACCTTCAATAAAGTTTTGGACTGTATAACCCATTGATTTAAATTTCTTCCACTCACTTGTATAGTGTTCTCCACCTTTAATGAATTGTAACCAAGCATTATCATCTAAGATACCTAAGTATTTCTCAATTGTAGAATCATCAAATAATGAATCTTTAAAGATTTGTTTCGCTTGTGAAACTGTAATTGTGTTGTTTGTCTTGTTTTGTTTTTTACCTCTGTTGTAACTCATAGTTTTAAATTTTAATAGTGTTTATAGTTTTAATATCAATCTTACCTTGTAAAGATACGAATAATTTTTGGTATCTCCAAACTTGAAATGTTAAAGTTTTGTTAAAGTTTTTATAAGTTATTTATTAAAGTTTTTTCTTCATCAGTCAAATTATAAGTGTCTATATCAACTCCCAACCATTGCATAAAATTCATTCTTAATTTTGCTGGAAACATATGTCCTGGAATATATCCATCTAATAGTGCACGTTTAGTCCATTCTGTTTTTGGATTTAGATAATTTTTAATATATCTATTTTTATTCATCACTCCACTATGCATAGAAGCCAGTTCTAAACAAACAAGGGCCTTATCATCATCACCATTTATTTTATGATGCATTGCTTCTTGTAAATAAGCCATATTTGTTTTTCTAATAATTTTCTTTTTAATGTTTTGCAAATTTGCCATAATTTTATATTTTAATTTTTAATTGTTGGTTAAGTATCTCTCAACCTTCTTTAACAAATATACGACAATAATTCGGTTCTACCAAACTTAAAATGTTAAAATTATGTTAAAGTTTTGTTAAAATTAATTTACAGACCCGATGTAGATTTTCTTTTGGGAAGGGTTCTGTATTCTATTCCAGTTGCATATTGCAAGAGACATCACGGTATCATCATGTGCTCCACTCATTGCAGCATACTGAACCTTACCACTTGGTAGATAACGATACTGAAACATCTGTAATTCTTTATATAAGGGATTGAATAAATTAGGTGAAGGTAATTCTAATGAACCATCTGCTATATCTGAAATCAATCTTCTAATAATATTCTCTTTACTCTGATTGGATGTTATAAAGGATTCAGTATTCTTATGCTTCTTTCTAATCATCTCATAGACAGGGTCACCAATACCATTTGCCTCTACATATAATTTACTATTATACTTCTTGCAAAAGAAACTAACCTTATCAACGATTTCGGTATATTCTAAGCCTCTTTCTCTCCACATCCATACAACTCTACCATTTCTATCCATTATCGTTAATACAGCGTAATCTCCTTTGGTTGCAACATCAAGACCTGCATAGGTTCTATCATTGGTTGATACCCATTGGTCTAAGATACACACTCCATCTATATTAGTAAAGACTTCACCATCTCCTTCTTGCCACTCTGCCATAAATTCTTGGTTAAAGATAGCAGGTGGTAGGGATTGTTTTTGTTCTTCTAAAAATTCTTGTGATACAAAAGGTGAGATAGAAGAAGGTGCTGTATAAGAATTATAGTTAGGTTGTCCTCCCCTTTGGAAGTAAGTATAGAACCAGTTCTTAGTTTTAGGAGTTCCTGCAATCAAACACTTATCTCCTACTGCAGTAAGTGTTGGTAGTATAGACTTATTAAATGCATCATCATCTACATCCTGTGCCTCATCTATAAAACAATACTTTACAGATAGACCTCTAATGGTTTCTGGTTTCTCTGCTGAACGAAAGTATATCCTACTACCATTGATTAAGGTAATAATCTTTTCACTCTTGTTAGCTTCCTTTACTATACCCGTTCCTTCGATGGCATCTATAATCTGTGAGAGAACCTTTACTGCCATACTATAATACGGAGAAACCCATAGAGAGATACTCTTGGGTTTGTTGATAGAATAGTATAATAACATATTGATAAGGAGTAAGGTCTTACCTATCTGTCTGCCACAAGTTAATGTGTAGAACATATCCTCCTTATCTAATATATCATTTATTATCCCCTTTTGAAAATCATAAGGTTTAAATCCTTTGTAGGTCATTAATTAAAATCAAAGTTAATACTACCTGTGGTTTCTGATTGTACTTGTTGTTTAGATGTATTTAGTTTATCGTATTCCTCATCGTTACTAATCATCTTCATCAGTGCAATCTGTAATGTAGCATTCTCTGAATTAAACCATTTGTGTTTCATCTGTGCTTTCATCTCAACTTTATTGTGATTGATTGCATCTTTTATAGTGTCTAATTTATCTAAATTTTTATTATAATAAGTTGCACGAGAACATGGTAAAAATGCTACTACCTCATCATGCCAAGTTAGTTTTTCTTTCTTGATTGCCTTAAGAGCAAGTTCTTCTAATTTCTTTTTAGAATATGCCATGGGTTATCCTTTCTTCTTAGTTACTCTCTTCTTACGAGGTTTAACAGGTACTGATTTTGCCTTAGGTTCTTCTTTCTTTAAGAACATACTCATATCCAATTCACCAACATTATCATCATCCTCCAATACTTCTGCCCGTTGTACTAATGCAAGATGTGGTAATAAAGCATGGAACCTTTCTGTGAATCTTATCTCATCTGAAAAGGTGTGACTACTAATCATATTGTTCACCTTGTTATAGGTATCCTTATCTAAACATGTACAAACGTGTTCTCCTCTACCTTCTCTTGGATTAAAGTAGTTGAAGATTTCATACATTAGTTTCCTATCCATATGTCTACTATTCTTACCTTGAAAGTTTTCTATATAGAATAATATCTTTACCTCTTGTTCTATTGTTAATTTACTCATCTTTATAACTTTTGCATGTTAATTTATTTAACCAAATTCTACGTTGCTCACATCCGCAACTCTTAAATCCTAACCATTCTACTGCTATGATATAAGACCAATAACTTCCTCTACCGAATGTTATCTTATCTATTAACCATTCTAATCTATCTCCTAAGAGTATCTTACATCCTGTTTTCATAATGACCATTTATCATTTATATTATTATCATATGTTCTTGTACCATACTTTCCATTGGCTAGTAAAGTATGAACTCTATTACGAATAACTCTACTTACTGCTGTGATAGATACTCCCCACTTCTTAGCAACTTTCTTAAATGTTCCGAGTTCTTCATAATCTTCTATGAGTTCATCTCTGTAATCTCTTAATAGATACTTTCTAATTTTTCTATTATACTTGTCTGTATTATCTCTACGAGAAAGTAGTTGTAAATTATTTATATTATTATTACGAGGATTACCATCAATGTGGTCAATCTCTAAACCTTCAGGTATTTCTCCTACAAAGTTCTGCCAAACTAATCTGTGAACATATTGTAATTTACCTAACTTACCACTACCATCGTACAATCTTACTTGTACATAACCCTTCTTAGATTGTGATGCTCTCTGTGGTTTTAGTTTTCGTTTCTTTGACCACTTTAGTGAGTAAACATCTCCTTGTTCTGTAATAGAATATTTTTCATATCCCTCAATTTCTTTTGTCATTTTAATTTTCTTTTAGTTCATTTAAATAATTTAGTACCTCTTTACGAATATACGTTCTAAGAGGATTTAATTTAATTTTGGATACTATATACTTTAATATTCTATAAACCCCATACCCAAGAGTTAATGCCCCAATAGAGGGAAGTATTCCATTAATAAGTTCCATAATCGTTTCTGTTAAAGGTTATTCTTATATTTTTTTTAATTGTATCTAAATCTTTGGCAATGTGTATCCTATTGATGTTATAGAACTTACTCATCTCTCTCTGTGATTTATTATCTATCAGATGTTTCTCTGCAATGGTTCTGTTATATACAGGTAGATTACCAATATATAATTTTACATCTTTTGCTAACTTCTCTGTATCCTCATGTATTTCTTTTACATCTTCTACTTCTTCTACCAACTCTTCGTTGATTTCCGTTGTTTTAAAAGAAGTTTTCTTGTATTGAGTATAGAATGGTGAGGTAGATGAATTAAATTGAATGTGTCCCATCCTAATAAGGTAGTGTTGTACTTTACCATCTTGTAATACCTGGTTAGTATAATCATTACCTTTTTCTAAGAAGTTTAAGATACAATCTTGTAATAAGTCTTGTGTATCTTGATGATTTCTTGTTATTGCCTTAAATTTATTTAAGATTTCAGTATAGTGTAGGTTTATATACTCTGTTATCATTTTTTACCTTTCGTTTAAGTATAAGTATAACAAAGTTTGATTTAACGTAAAAAACCCCCATAATTTTTTATGAGGGTTTGTTTTATTGTAGTTTATATTATACTACTTGTGTCCATGCTCCATTGTAGAAGTATAAGTTCGAACCTGATACTGCAAGTTCTCCAACTACTCCACTTGGTAATGGGTTCTGTGGAATCATTTTGAGAGTTTCTGTAATCTGAACTGTTCCGTTAAGGTTTACATCTACTCCAGTCAATCCACCAAGAGTTGCATTGTTTACTTCTACTTTATTTACACTATTACCATCTTTAATTACAAAAGTAGAACCTGGTGCAGTATTAGTTCCATTTACTATACCATCTCCTTGTAGAGTTAGGGTATTTGTAATTTGGGTCTTACCATTTATATTTACATCTACTGAAGTTAAACCTGCTAAAGTAGCGTTATTTACTTCTAATCTATTGGTAGAGTTACCATCTTTAGCAATAAAAGTTTGACCTGGTGCTGCATTAGTACCGTTAATTACCTCATCCCCTTGTAAAGTTAGAGTATCAGTTATCTGTGTTTTACCATTTAAGTTTATATCTACCGAAGTTAAACCAGCAAGAGTAGCATTGTTTACTTCTACTCTATTAGTTCCAGTACCATCTTCAGCAATAAAGGTTTGTTTAGGTGATGCATTTGTTCCTACTATCAAAGTATCACCACCATTTGTAAATGAACCTGTATTTTCTAAATTACCATTTATTGCAGTAGCATCATCTATTGCCACAGTTCCATCTAAAAAGGTATTACCATTTACTATTACATCAACTCCAGTAAATCCTTTTAAGAATGCATTCTGAACTGATAAGATTGGAGTTCCAGTTCCATTTTCTACTTGTAAAGTAGAACCTGGTCCATTGTTAGAACCCGATACTTCCATATTACCATTAGCATATATCTTATTATCTTGATTCACATTCAAGTTGATTGAAGCAGTTGCATCAAAGGTTATATTACCAGCACTCTTACCACCATTTGAATTAGCAGTTAGGAATACCATATTACTATCAGAATCGAATACCATTTGGTTAGCACCAAATGAACTAAGTAATGCTTGTGAATATCCTGCATCACCACCAAGATTCATTGAAATATTACCTGCTGCAACTGAATTGGTTGCAAGAACTCCACCACCATATCCTTCTGCACTCTGAACCCTTAGAACTCCATCATTTAGTAAAGTTCCATTTATCAATACATCAGCATTTGTAAATCCTTTTAGAGTTGCATTGTTTACTTGTAGTATAGGTGTTCCTGTTCCATCTTCTACTGATAAAGGATTTGCAGGACCAACATTAGTTCCTTCTATTGATGTATTACCTTCTATTGTTGTATTACCAGTTGTTAGTGTTGAACCAGATACTTCTAATCCACTTGCACCTATTGATATTGGACTATCACCTTGTCTACCACCTTCAATGGTTGATTCAATATATAATCTGTGATTACCAATTCCACTATCTTTTGGGTCAAAGAACAAGAAATGATTGTTTTCTGGAAAAGATGCAATTGCTAATCTTCCACTTCCACCTGGTTCTGGTTGAAAGTTAATCCATTTATTTGCAGTTTCATCAGAACCTGAATGGAATCTTAATGCAGACGGTTGAGGTCCTATACCATCTTCATAAAAGTTTATACTTGTTCCAAGGTTCATTTCTATTTTGCTATCGTTTGCAATAGTTTGAGTTCCTACAAAAGTATTAGAACCAGTAGTTGCAAATGAACCTGTATCTATTGTTCCACCCCCAAATGATGATGTTGCTATTGGTTGAGGTTGATTGTTTGCATCTCCTACCCATGCATATCCTGTTTGGATGTTCGGTAAGATAGCATCTAATTGGTTGATTACAATACCTTGTCCTCCTACTCCTTCTTTCTGAACTACTCCTAATAGTTGAACCACAGAGTTAGAACCACTTGGTCTTGTATCACTCCATCCTCCACCTTCACCAACATATATAATTGTTCCACCAGGATAACCAGTTGTATCAACACCCTCTATCTTACCATTTACAATACCAAGACCAGTTTGGCCTTCAGTTAAATCTTCACCAACGATATAAGTTGCTGGCATAGTTAAAGGATTACTTGCATCTGCTACATAAGCATTTCCATTATCACCAGTTGAACCTGAGATGTAAACTGGTGTTCCTTTATCTAATGGTCCTCCACTCATGTTACGAATGGTTTCATATACTGTTTCTACATACTGAAAGGATAAGTTTCCTGCTCCATCAGTTTGTAAGAATGATTTATCACCATTATCGGTATAGGTTGTATCTTCTAATACTATTTGTGATGAGGCTGATACAAGTGTTGGTTTATCACTTACTCCACTAAAAGGTACTTCATCTGCTACTTCAGCATGTGAAGCAGAGGTTGCAATTAAAGCAGTTGTTGCTGAGTTTGCAATAGATGCAGATAATGAATTAGTAGAATATGATGAAGTTACTGCATATGATGAAGTTACTATCAGTTCATCTACTACATTACCAACTCCATCTACTAAATTACCAGTATCGGTATCTTTTTGTAGTAGTTGTTGGAATGAACTACTGATTGTTTGATTTGTTAAATTGTAATTTGCCATGTTCTATGTCCTCTTATTGTGGTAAATAATTGTATCTTGAGTTAGTTATTTTTAATCCCATTTCTTTTGCAATACCTGGAACTTCATTTCTAAATACGATTGGTGATTTAAATTGTGTATCTGTATCTGGGAATATATCATCATTAACATTCTGATTGTATTCTGGAAATATAGTTGTATTGAAACATAAATAATCTACTAATCTTTCAGAAAAGTATTCTGCTTTATTCTTAACAGATTGTCTCTTCTTATCATATAATGCTATATCTGATGCTGCATTGTTCTCTCCACCTTGTGGAACTACCAATCCTGCGTTTCTTGGTCTTAGGTAGATAGTTTCTAAACTTTCATAGTATGCCCAATATAGTAGTGAATCTTGAATGTAATCATCTACTAATGATTTATAGTTACCACTTAGTGTATTGTTATCTACATCACTAATAATTCTATCATATAATTTACTACCAAGTAAACGAGTGATATGAACTATCTGTGCTTCTCTGATTACAGACGAAATCAAATCCACATCTAATGCATTATTGATATCTGTAAATCTTTTTAGTTTTGCTTCTGATATGAGTAATGTGTTCTGCATTATACTATCCCTTTGTTTTCGTTAATGTTCAAATCAGGTGTGATTTCCTTTTTCTTTATATCTCTTTCTAAAACACTATCATCACCTGCATCTGCATCAATAGAAGTTACTACATCAGTTTCTTCA